CTCCCAGCTGAGCCTCGCGGCGCAGCGAAAGTCCAAATGGTACTGTCCGTTAACAACGGTACCGTCCATTCAGAAACCGTCGGCCGGGTATTAACCGGCTAGACGGTAGCTATGGACTCTCCCTCAGGTTCAGGTAATACCTGATCCCGACCATCCCCTAAAGGGGTGATCTCCAGCCAAGTTTCATGCTAAGCGACTTGGCACGCCCAGAACGGATCAAGTGATCCTTATGGACCGTCGGGGATCTCTCCCACGACGGGTATCGATCGATGGCTTTTAGGCCGTCGACCGAAATGCTGGATGGGCGACAGGGAATCAAATCCCTTATGAAATCGCCCTGGTCCAACTTAAGGAGACACTTGAGAAGGGCACCAGTCCCGTCGAGGTTATCCCTCGGGGGTTTGGCCTCCACTACAAAGCCCTTGACAACGGGGCTTTGGAAGCGTGGGTGTTCCCTCCCGGCGCGTTTTCCAGACCATTGATTGGCCTGGTACGCAAGGAAGGAAACCCTGCCCAGCAATGAGGCGGTAGGTTCGATGGTAGGGAAGTGTGTCAATAGCTTCTCTAGTATTCCATCTAGCCACCTCGCAGTCTGCCAGTAACCACTCAAGTAGAGTTGGTTCCGGAGCGAGACAAGCGAGACTACCTCTTCCACGTTCTTCCGTTGTGTCGGAAAACCTTGCCGGACACGAATAATACTTATATCGTGCCCATTAAAGTACTCCCGACCACAAGACTCCCTGAACCTTCCGGTCCAGAAGCTCTTGTCAGCCCCTACCCGAGCACCAAAATGCTCGAGCAAGTTGACAACGGATGGCACATGGTCTACGGGAACGATTAGATCGTCTCCATAGACACGCACCGAGTCCGAGTAACCATGTAGGTCACTACGGCAAAGTGACGTGTTGAGCGATCTTTGAATCCCCATGAAGATCAATGTAGTGAATACCATTGCTTCAACAGGAAAGCAAAGTGCTGAACCCATCGACGCAAACTTCGCTAGGCGGATCACTCCGCCATCGGGAAGTTCAGCCCGCCTGGAACGACTCGCATCAACAGCCCCTGACAAATGAGGCCATTTTTGCAACATCGCCCTAACGAGCTGATTAGAAACTCTGTCGGAAGCGTCACTCAGATCGAGTGTCGCAGTTCGGTTATCAATCGAACCACGTCGAGCAAGCTCCTGATTCGGAACTTGATCATCAAATCCGACAACCCTCGCAAGGAAGTCATCCTTACCGAGGTGCGCGAGCAATCTCTGAAGTACGGCCTGCTGCATATACTGCATACAGGTCGGCTCCATGGCGATCACTCGCGGAGTCTTAAGCGTCTTAGGTACGAGGGTAACCTTTACAGGTACCTCCGCGCCAGGTTCGAGGAAGTCAACTCCAGCCAGCTGGTCATAAAAGCTCCAGTTTGGAAGGAGATTCTCCCCGGCCGCGAGGCCGGATTGTTCGAGACGTTCGGTCCAGACCACTTGCATGAACTTTTGGTTACCCTTAAGTCCATCAGCGGTAGATCCTGGACCGTGCCGTGGTACGTAACGCCCAGAGTAGACATCTCTATCTACTTGGGTGAAAATACGTCCAAACAGCATGTCCGACATGCGAACGAACTCTCTAAGATCGCTCTTCGAGAGTTCATTGTCGGACAAACGGACTTCCTGCTCACACTTGACATAATTCGAAACGGCCTTTAGCTGGCGTGCTTTCGAGCACTCCAGTTCCATCTTACCAAACATCAGCGTTAGCTGACGGATGGCATGAATGGAGTCCGTACACGGATCGTCAAGCAACAAGCCACTACTCCGGTCGAACACACGGCTGAAGAAACCTCCGAGGAATCGGGGGAAACTTCCTGCACGTTCATTGCTGAACGCGCAGTGGTTAGCCACCTTGCCTTGGTCAAGCCATCTTTGGAACGACTTGCCAAGGTCGGGTAGGGTTATCGTAAGAAACGACAACCCCTCATGTTCGAACCGCATCGCGACGGTATTAATGTCGCGATTGGCGCTAGTGCAGCATTGTGCGGCGGCTTCCGCCGCTACACGGGACCAGAGTGACATCAGGCTTTTCATCGTCCCTCCTCTCATGAGAAGGTGAACGAATCCATAGCCTATGTCACTAGCAGCCGAGACTAAAGAACGAAACGTCCATTCACAGCTTGGGTGTTACCCCAGCTGCAGGACGCAGCGTTCTCCGGCGAAAGCCGCAACAACAGGTCCGACACAGTGAGCCACATCGACTCCACGCAGTCCATGATAGACACTTCGCAGTGCCTGTCCATGGCTTCGTGGATCTTTGCGTCCACTATGTAGCGCATGCCACGGTTACCCTGGGCACACCACTCCGCGTTCGCGAAGCGGCATACCTTAAGGGCAAACCGTAGCTCCGGGGGATTATACTCCCCCCGATATTGGTGTGACATATTACTGTTACTACCTTTCTCGGGGGAATCCCCGATCGTTGTTGTAGTACTACCTCGGCACCACAGAGTGATTTCCTTACGGAAACCAGCCGATACTCACCATCAGAAAGGAATCCAACCGAAGAGCTTTTCGCTCACGACGGTTAGGTCCTTATCGGACAGCGAGCCAACCAAACGGTTGAGGAGACTGAACAAGACAAAGATCATCGACAGCGTTTTATAGCTGACTTTGATCCTAATGTCAAGCTCATTAACCTCTACCTGGTCGCGACGACGACGCCTACCTACCGAGAAAACGTGACTTTCATCACGTCCCTCCGGCAAATCGACATCGTCCTCTCTACGACTCGCCACCAATTAGCTTGGTGACGACCGCATCCGAAGCTGCAGTGTATAGGGCCTTAAAGCCCGTGTACACCTGCATTATCTCCGCGTTCGAGTACCCCGCAGGCGGCGTGTCCAAGACCAAATAAATGGCCGTGGAAACACGCACGTTTTGTGCGGTAATAAACGGATCGGGAGTAAGCTTCGAGTGGTCGAACCGCAGAAGATGCCGCCACCTACCCTGTTTCGCAACAGTGTGGTTAAGCGACAACTTCCATAGTCCATCAGCACTTGTATACGCTGACTCCGACCCCTCCGAAAAAGTTCTCGGTAGAGGCTGGGTCACCGCATTAATGGTGATGGATTGCGGATCGGTTAGTGCCATAGGCATCACTCCTAGGGCTGTGGTCTACAGCCCCTTTGGCGTTTTAACGCTTGCAGACGCCCCTCACTTTGCTCGAACAAGTCCGAGCGCACCGAGGATGGACTTCTGCCTGCCGGATAGGCCAGACATGGTCAGTCCGAAACCAAATGGGTTTGCCCGACGTCGACGCTTCGTCTCTGTGACGAATTGCATCGTTGCCGGATATGCGGCATCACCGAAACAAGTTCCGGTGGGCCCCACATGGTAATAGGTATGCATGATGGTTTTGTGTTCCATCACGTACCCATACCGCATCAACAGGCCATCGTTGACGAACGACTGATAGTTCGAAATGACACTACCGGCGTTCGAAAACCAATCGACAGCCCAGCTCCACGGCGTTATCTCCCATAGCATATCGGGAGTCAGGTCAAGGCCCAGGATAGATTTTGCCTGGCCTAGCATTCCAAACGCACCTGAAGGAGGTGCGAAATAAGTGAATGCTCCTGAGAACCACCGGCGAGTGACAGTTGTCACCGTACGGTAGGTTCTTCCGTTCGTGTTCGGGAAGACGGTATCACAAATCGTGGATGACGGTATCAGCGAAGGCTGAGTCCCGTCCACCCACAACGTAGTAGCCGTCGTCTCGATAGGTGGAAAGTTAAATCTGCGACGAACTACTTTGCCACTGTCGCGCTCCATTTGGCGCACGACCTTGTCAAAGTAAACGACACCGTAAGCGAACTTAGCGATGTCGTTAGCCAACGGCTTAAAACCGAACTCGACGTTCAGGTACTCACCGCCAGCTGACTTAGCTGACAGAGTCCTGGACTTCCAGAAGGCGGACCCCAACAAATGGGGCAAACCTTCATGGTAAAGTTCGGCCAAAGTCGCGGCCGCGTTCGCAACCTTGGAGTCAGGCTTGCATATACTGATAGCCTTCGCACCCCAGGCATCAAGTTCACCATCGCTGGTGTCCTGATAGTCCGGGAACGGCCTAGGTCCAATCCCTGCTGGGATCGAACCACCGTTAAAGAAGGCATCAATGCGATACCCAGTATGTAGGGTATCCTTATAATGCGCTTCGCACTGCCGCATAACCGCCGTCTCCGGCGTAGCGACATACTGCTTGCGCACAAAGAAGTCGCCTCCAACGTCTCCGCGGGTCAGGTCACTAACATCCGACCTATCCCACTGAGGATGAGACTCGGACTGAATAAGTTCTTCAGTCCCGATCCAACCGGCATGCCCGCCCTTCGGAGCGACAACGTAGCCTACGTTGTCCTTCGTCGTGCACCTTAGAGATCCGTTCCACCCCCGCCAGGGAATGGAACGTCTCTTCAACGGCTTGCCGGCCAATCGCCACCAGAGCTCCTATGGTCCTGGGAGGTTAATTCCTCCCAATTGTCACCCAACAATGGTGCTCTCCCCCCAGAAAGGGGAATTGCGAACCTGATCTCCAATCAGGTCATGCCACCATAGGGTAACAGGTGTTGCACAGCGCCAGGGGCCCCCTTGCGGGGG